GGTGCGTTTGCCAGCCACCTTGTGGCCTCCCTGAGAGGTTGTCATTGCCTCGCAGGGAATGGCTGAAAAGTGGCTGAAGCAGCATTTCGCGGGGAAATGCGATCCCCGCCAAAGGCCTCAAAGTGGGGTGATCCAGGAACAAATTAGGGGGTTTGGAGCGGGAGACGGGATTCGAACCCGCGACAGCCTGCTTGGAAGGCAGGGTAGTGGGGGTTAAGTTTGGCTCCTACTCCTTGGATCACTCACCACTAGGCAGCACTCTATGGCCATTGCCCAGCAGGCAAAGCCAGAATAGCACGACCGAGCTATGGCTCGGTGGTCTGGAGGCCAGAACGGTAGAGCTTCATCAGCGCCCAGTGGGCCTGCTCGTAGTTGGTTTGAGCCAGCGTAATGATTCTGACCATCTCGGGCGCGTAGGTTCTTTTGTCCTCAGCCATCACCTCTTGTAGTCGCCCTACGGTCAGCCCGCCTGCCTCACAGTCGGACCATAAGCGCCCCAAGGCTTGAATAGTCCGTCTTAGTGCTTCGGTGTCATCGTATTCGCCCAACTCATCGAGATGGTATTCGAGCAACGCAGCGTTCAACAAAGCCATGCCGCCAATACCATAGGCAGCCACGATCTCCATGCCCAAGCCAAAGAGTAGATCTCCTACGATCTCACGTTCGGGGCTAGTCATATCAGGAAGTGAGTATACTGGCAAACGTGGCTGGTTGGTGCCCTTCCAGCCATACAGCCGCCAAGACCCCGCCTAACCAGCGGGGTTTTGTGCTGTCCGGGAGTTGTTTTTGACGTATTAATCTAGTTGACAATAAGCGGTATAATTCGGGTATCTAGGTGCTTGGGAGGGGATTCCCATTCGCCCAAGCACGTAGGTACCAGCCCATTAAATGAATACCGAGCACCGACGGGAACCAGTACAAGATGAAGCCATTTCCCTCAGGGCTCTTCTACTGGCCAAAGACCCAACCCTTTATCCCATCTCACCGCCCCAAGCTCTTCACCTAGAACTTATCAGACTAAGCTCTGCTAACCACCTGGATGGACCTCAGGTGGTATCCAGCCTGCTTGAAAATAGGCCTCTGTGGCATTCGGCCATGATTGGCCCCTTTGACCAAGAGACTGACCTACTCCCCCTAAGAGACCTACACACCAACCACTACAACGCTGATGTGCTGATGGTCCTAACCGACCAAGAGCACGCTGCTGACCTGATGGCTCTTGCCCACGATTGGCAGGCAGATGAGCTGGGTTGGTTATCTGAGCACAAAGTAGGGAGAAGGCTAGGCACCCATCCAGTGTCCGGCCTAAAGGTACTGAGGGCCTGTTGGTACTAACTATGCCTTACGACAAAAGCAACTACAACAAAGACAAATACGAAGCCTCTCTTAAGTGCATCACTTGCTCGGCTACTTTCGTGGGTGGTCCATCTAGCAAGTACTGCTATGACTGCAAATATGAAAATGCTAGAGCGTACCAGAACGCCCACCGCAAAAGGAAGTATGACGGCACCAAGGGAAGAGGTAGACCAAGAAAGGGGGAGGGTGGCGAGATCCAAATATGAAATCAAAGCCCAGAAGACCCTTGAAGCAGAAGGCTACCAGGTCGATTACAAGGCGAGGCCTTTTCGAGTTCCTAGGGGCTACAGCGTTGACTATCTTGGTCGGTTCGACCTTCTTGCTTATGAGCCCGCTCGTGGGTTGGTACGTTGCATCGCTATCAAGGGACACCAAGGAGTCCCGAGCAGGCTTCGCCGTTTGGTTGAAGAATTTACTCCTAGTAAGGTGGTTAAAGAGATTTGGACGTACAAAGCTAATGGCTCGGTCAAGAAGGAGATCATCGAGTGATGGAGGTAACTGAGAGCGCCTTAGAAACAGTGGGATTTATCACCGCCATCTTGGTGGAGATGTTCATTGTAGCAGCGCTCTTGATTCTCCTAGAGAGATGGAGAAGAAGGAGACCATTTTAAATGCAAAAGGGAACACACAAAGCCAAAGGCAACATCCATCAGGGTACAAAGAAGCAGTGTGTGATCTGTAGTGGTAAGGGGCCAGCTGTTCTGGGATACCAGGGTGGCGGAATTACAGGGGTCAAGATATGAAGAAACCTAAACCAACATTCTTAATGAGTGGTCGCAAAGACCCCGAGACCGGTAACTGGCATGTGGACTTCTCTTTACGAATCACCCAACCAGTTAAGCGGCCAACGATTCATCATTGGTACGCCAGGGGGATCTTTCAATGAAGAAACCCAAACCAACCGCCATGCAAGCCAAAGCTATGGAGCTAATCAGGGAGGGAATAATTAAGACCTCATCTCCGAGCGCTTCCAGGCTTGCTAGAAACGCCCAGGGTCAAGCCTCAGGCAATAAACGCCTCAGCGAATTCCTCCACCTTAGCTCTGGTGGTTGGGAAACTATCAGTCACCTCAACGAATCTGTAGAAGCTTCCGATATTGTCTCCGATGGTTCCATAGGCAATCCACCAGGTGTCAATATCTTCAACATCCTTGATGAACACCTTGACCCATGCCTTATCGTTCATTCTTTCAATAATCATCATCTTGTCACCTCCTTTCTTGTTTGTCATGAGGTAATCGTACCATCACAGCAACGCAGTTCCAACTGGGATCATCTGGCCCAAACTATATCAAACCAGACCAAAATTACTATCGGATATACAGAAAGGAGAGCTTATGCGTAAACCACCCCGCCCAACAGCAATGCAAGCCAAAGCTATGGAATTAATAAGAGAAGGTGTCAGGCCAGTTCAGGCCATGAGGGAGGCTGGATATACCGAGGAAGTATCTCAGGCACCAAAACGAAACCTTCTCAGTAGACCCGGAGCCCAGACCATTATCGAGCAATACAAGGATGCCTATACCGCAGTAGGCATCACTCCGGCTTATATGGCAGAGAAAACCAAAGAGTGGCTGGATTGGGAAGGTAGACCTGATGTGCAGCAAAAAGCGGCCGAGATGGTCAGAAAGGATTGGGGGATGGCCCAAGAGGCTACCACACCAGGTGGAGTAGCAGTCCAGGTCAACATCACCAGAGGGGAATGAGAAAGAGGCTGATTCACTTATTAGGCGGTTACACCTTGGAGGACCTTCCGAGTCTTCCCGCCAGCTTAGTGAAGGTGTCGTTAGTAACCGAACTCGGGGAAACCGTCCCGGTCATGAAGGTGGATAATCGCAAACGACACTCAGCAGGGAATACCGTCAAGCGATTCTTTGTCTATAAGGATGGAGTGTTTTGGGGACAGCTAATCAATCACCGAGGTAAATGACTAATGGAACCAACAACAAATATGGAAGGAGGAGAATGAAGAGACTGACCAATAAACAGTTAGAGGCGTTACAGACCATCGAGTGGTTTATCCCTGATTGGGTGAAATGGTCAACCAAGGTCGTGACTGGCTTAGGCTTCAGACGTATTAGCAGCCCAGAGAAGACCAAGCAAGCTGAAGATGGAATCTCACCCGAGGAAGCGTTCTTTCTGAAAAGCGAGCGAGGTATTGATGCTCCCAAGGTTACAGACCTGGGTAGACTAGAGGCCTTGCTGTGGGGCCAGAGATGGATGGCGGCTCAAATCAAGATGTGGAAACAAGGCCTGAGGGACGGAGTATCGCTCCCTTCTGATTTCGTAGATGAGCCACCGTACATCCAGAAGCTAGTTAAAAGGACGGTATTCGAAGGAAAGACGGAGGTAAATGACTAATGGTTCAAACATCAGTGTAAATACGTTCTTCCCCAGCAAACCTCATGCTGGGCAAAAACTAGTGCTGCAAGCGCTCGATTCCGGCGAGCGTTTTATTTTGCTCAGAGCAGGGAGGAAGTGGCGCAAGACCTCCCTGATGATTAGCTGGCTCTTCGAGATGGCCCTCAAGACCAACCTTTCTTGTCCCTACATCGCTCCTAACAAGGTCCAGGCCAAGAATATCGTCTGGAATGACCATGTAGCCAGACTACTGACCCACTTTAAAGACCAGGGACTGCCTTACAAGATTAACGAGGTAGAGCTATCCGTATCCTTCCCAGGCGGCGCCAGGGTGCAACTGTTTGGAGTGGAGAACAAGGAGAGCTTGAGGGGGATCTCCAACTGGGGAGCTGTAGCCGGGGACGAGTATGACGACTGGGAAGAGGACATCTGGCCCTTAATCATCAGACCCAACCTACTGACTCACAAAGCGCCGGCCTTGATAGGGGGAACACCCAAAGGCTTTAGGAACATCTACCGGCTGCAGGAGACCGGACTGTTCAAGCCCTTCCACTTCCGCTCTCATGACAACCCTGACCTGGACCTAGCCGAATTAGAGGCCCTAGAGGTCGAATACAGGCAGATGGGAGAGGGCTACTACCGTCAGGAGATCCTGGCTGAGTATGAGAAGCCCCAAGGAACTGTCTATGCCGAGTGGAACATGGAGAGGCAGTATGTCCCCTTTGACTATGACCCTAACCTACCTCTTCACCTAGCTTGGGACTTTGGGGTCAATGACCCGACAGCCATCCTTTTCCTCCAGCCCTATGGCCATGAACTTCGCCTAGTCGATTACTACGAAGCTAGTGACGCCAATATCGAGCACTTCGCCCAGGTGATAGCTGCCAAGGGCTACAAGACGCCGGCATTCGAGGCAGGGGACATCGCTGGTAAAGCTAGGGAGCTGGTATCGGGTAAGAGCCCTATCACTGAGCTAGCCCGTCTTAATCACCACATTAGGGTCTCAGCTATCCCTAACATCGCCTCCCAAGTCAGAAACGCCCACAAGTTCATCCCCAGGCTGTACGTGTCTTCATCCAACCCTAATTGTGCCCGCTTCAGAGACTGCATCGTCAACTACCGCTATCCCGAGAGCAAGTCAGCTAGCTCAATTGACCAATCCAACGAGACCCCTATCCATGATGAGTTCTCCCACGCTTTAAGGGCCTTTGAATACTACTGCTGGAACATAGTGGAACCGTCAGAACGAATCAAAGACAATCCACCCCCGAACAGCTTCCAGGCCTACTTGAACAAAAAGGAAGAGAAACGGGCTCTTCAGGAGGAGTACGTTGGCTACTAAACCCTTCACCTCCAAAACGAGAATCATCGCCCTCACCAGGGATAAGGAGGTCCATGCTCTTTAGCCCCAACTACCTACTAGCAGATATTGGCTCGGGCGGCCAATGCCTCTGGACCTACAACCTTCGCATTCACAGTCTCAAGCTTCTCACTCTCCATTGTGGGGAGGCACAGACAGTGGTAGAGACACCAGCTAACCCTTACCGAGACCTTCAGTATGGAGGCACCGTGTTGGGCCTTAAAGGACGCAATTACTGGGTAAGTGACCACTGCCTGGCTGGGAAGTTGCTTCGATTACTCATCAGAAAGGGGGGAAGGTGACGAAGATTGCCCTGTCAGCTCCCGTTGCCTTTGCCACCCCTCACCCTTTTAAAGAAGGGGTTAAGGCACTCATTAACAAGCACTTTGCTAGCGAGATTGCTAGAAACTTCATGTTGATATTCGAGTGGGAGAAGTACAACCCCAAGATCTCCAAGAACACCTGGAAGCAGAAAAAGGACAATATGCCCATTATGGAGGTCTACTACACCATGGACTCGGGCCTGACCCAGTATATCTGTGACCTGTTCCCTTGGGATTCTAAGCCTAAGACTGAAGCCAGGCTCCTTCGCTACATCACAGATAAAGCTAAGATCGGCCAACTAGGAGCTGATTGGGACGAGATGCCAGATGGCAGGATAGGTAAGGCTGTTACTGAGGGTAAGTTCGAGACGCTGATAACAGACCCCACAGACCCACTGTTTAAGGAGGAGATGCAAAGAGCTGCTAAGAAGAAAGGGAAGAAGAAGTGAAAGAGGAAGTGATTCTGAAAAAGAATAAAGCTGGCGCCATGTTTGCATTACGCCCCGGAGCCTGTCTGATAGGCATAGGACCAGATGGCTCAGAATACCTGATCGCAGGAAACTTCAGGCACCCACGAGAGGGGGAGTTATTAGAGAAAGGAAAGAGTGAGAAACGATAGCATCAAGGCCCATGATGACCGGATTAGACAGATGCAGGCAGTTAAAGGTAGAGGTAGGTGGTGTGAAAAGCACGGCTACTTCATTCCAGAAGGGAGGTTTCACCCTAATAAAGGGTGTGTGATGTGTGACTATGAGAAGTCCCATGGACAAGGTACTAGGAATAGCTGAGCCACCCGATGGTTTCACCCCGGAGGAGAAGGTCCTGCTTCAACTGGCAGGAGAGCACACTGTGGAGAGTATCTATGCCAAGCTTCCTACCTCTAGGATGAAGGCGGTAGTGGCTATGCACTTTGAGCTGGGCTACAACCAGGAGATGCTAGCTCGTATCTTCAACGTCACCCAGGAACAGATAGCCTTAGAGATCAGGAACATCCAAAAGGTACTACTGGGTAAGCCCTACAGACCACATAAGCCCAAGAATGTTATCCGGGTAGAGGACCTACTTAGTCTTTGTTTGAATCTGATGAAGCCTTAGGACGCTTGAAGTACAGCATATGAGAAATGGGAACGGTTGGTTCGTGGGGAACATGGCCAACCGCTTCTAAAGGCACTGCCGCCACTAACTCCCAACCGCGGGCACCTACAGCTTGTAAGTATGGCCTTAGTTGATAAGCTCCTTCCTGGTTAGGAGTAACCACTCCCCAATCACCTTCCTCCGTGTCTACCACTCGTTGGGCCATATATTCCCACTGCATGATTACCTCTGTTGCTTATAATTGCCAGCCCTGGCACCGATAATTGGGCTGTATATGCCAAAATCCCAACTGACCAACACACCCCAGGTGGATGCAGTCGATTCTGACCGCTTACAGCTTCTTAAAAGCCGCCTCTCTATCGCCAAGTCATGGGCCAAGAAACCTCATGCAGCCTGGAAACAGTGGATAGCAGAGTATAACATCGAAGACTTTGCTGACACCGACGAGGTCAGAGACAAGGTCCGTATCGGTTATGTCTTCAGGAAGGTGGAGTCTGATCTACCAGCTATCTTTGATGACCAACCAGATCTGTTCATCAAGGGCCGAAAAGGCAGGACCAAGGAGATAGAGCCTTTAATCCAGGGTCTCTATGACTTCTTGTGGGATTCCCAGCACCTGGATGAAAAGATTGAGGACGTTGGCCTCTACTTCCAGCTACTTGGTATGGGCTTTATCAAGAGCCCCTATGTCACCAAGACCAGGACGATCACCGAGGTGCAACCTGTCCCTGTCTTAGATGAGATGGGCCAGGAGGTGATTGATCCGGCTACAGGCGCTCCCATGACCCAAGAGCAGGTTATGAGCTACGAGGCCCCTATCCTTGACCAACCTATGGCTACAGTACCTGATCCCTTTAAGGTCTATTTCTCCCCCGAGACCAAGTTTGGACCAGTGTTAGATGCCGAGCACTGTCCCTATTACTTTGAAGAACACACCATGACCGTGGAAGAGGTAGAGGCCCGCTTTGGCAAAAAGGTAGACGCTGATGAGGTTTTAAAACTAGATGATGATGAGGCTAATGAGGAGATCACCGACGCCCAGAATAAGGGGCTGGATTCAGTCAAGTCTGATACCAAGAGAGTCACCGTCTATGAATACTACGGAGTACTACCCAAAGATGAGTCCAAGGGCATTAAGGGAGCTGGACCTTGGGCCTATGACAAGGAATACCACATCTTTTTTACCAGAAAGACTGAGCTGCTGGCTGAAGAGTGCCCTTATGAGGTAAAGCCTCTGTTTGCTGTTGGTAACTACGGCCTGGCTAATAAGTTCTGGAGGTTTGGGGACGCCAAACACTTGATGCCCTTAGTCCAAGAGCTTCAGATGTATCGCTCCCAGATCCTCAACCACACCAGGAAGATGGCTAACCCTAAGCCCCTGATCCCTTCTACTTCTAACGTTGATGCCCAGCAGTTTAGGAATCCTCGAGTAGGGGAGCCAGTGCTCTATGACGGTCCACAAGCCCCGTCCTACCTATCTCCGGCCTCTCTTGGCCAAGAGGTGGCTACTGGAGTGGAGCTAGTTAGAACCGACCTAGAGAAGACCTCAGGTAGCTTTGACCTGGCTGCAGGAGGGGGACAATCTCAGGTGAAGACCCCAAGGGGGATAGCAGTCTACGCCGAGGCCGCTGATAAAAACATCAGGCGCAAGAGAAAGAAGATCGCCAGACTAATCAGGGAGATTATCAGCTTCCAGTTCCAGGAGATCGCCAAAGCTTGGAAACCAGAGGATGGTAAAACCATCAGTATTATCAGCGACGATGGTAACCCCGAAGCTGTAGAGGTAACAGGCGAGGTGTTAGAGGTGCTAGGTGGGGTTAACCAGTTCTACAACTTAGACATCGAGATTGAATCCCTGTCAGTAAACAGGATTCAGATGAGACAAGACGGGATGCAGTTACTGGACCTGGCTCGAGAAAACCCTGACATCTTCAACCGAGCTGAGATCGCCAAGTGGCTTTTGCAAAACGGCTTCAACATGAGAGACGGGGATAGATTCCTGGCTAATGAGGCTCAGCAGTTACAGGCCCTGATTGCTAAAAACCCTGATTTAGCAGCTCAGATCCTATCTGCTATGGCCTCAGGCCAGATTCCAGCCCTACCAGGTGGACAGATGGGAGAGGCGCCAGCAGCCCAGGGCCAAGTACTCCCTCCCCAGGTCCCGGAGAGCGGTATGGCTCCCCTTCCCTCTATTGGGGAGGCCCAGTGAGACTTCCCAACCCCAATGAGAATCAAC